GAGAGTAATACCGAGAGAGAAAATGCTGATAATCTGAAAGATGACTATTATAATAAAATTATTTTAGGAAAAAGTAGACCTTGGGTAAAAGTGTATGTGTTAAATAAATACCAAACACTAATGGATGGTAAAGCTGTGTATCCTATGTTTAAAGCAGAAACACATGTTGCAGGATCTCCTATAAAAGCAACATCTGGTGAAATTTTGGTTGGTATAGATTTTGGTAGAACCCCTGCGGCAGTCTTTTGCCAACAAAGTATGGGTGGAAAATGGAAAATCCTGCATGAATTATTGGCTAATGACATGGGAGCGACACGTTTTAGTGAAGTATTGAAACATGAAATATCAAGACAAGGATGGTCAGATAATGATTTACGATATATCGGAGATCCTGCTGGAAATCAAATGGCGCAAACTGATGAACATACGCCATTCATGATCCTGCGAGCTAATGGCATTAATGCTGTTCCTGCTACTACAAACGACCCCATGTTAAGAGTAGAAGCAGTTGAAAATGTATTAAATCGTATGGTAGAAGGAAATGCCGCCTTACAAATATCCCCCACCTGTTCGACTCTCATTGCAGGATTTGAAGGCGGCTACCAGTTTAGACGTATGCAAGTTATTGGTCAGGAGAAATATGATGAACGACCAAACAAAAATAGATTTTCTCATATACATGATGCCTTACAATATGCTGTTATAGGTGGTGGAGAAGGCCGTAGAGTAACATCAGGTAATGCAATGAAAGGAAAGTCTTTTGTTGTGCAAAGAAATTTTAATCCCTTTGGAAAAAATCGTGGTAGAAAAGTGGCTAGTATGTTTCGTAGATTCTAGAAGTTGGGGATGGTGGAATGTCTTTACATTCTTTAGAAGAAAATTTTCTCATACTTTCGCTTTACGATATAATTCTTTAACGGAAAGTTGGATCTTATTTGAATGGTCAGCAAAAGGATTAATTGTTGACACAGTACCAAGAGATTATGTAGCGTGTATATTAAGTGAATTAAAAGAGAATGGTGTCGTGATTGAAATAGAAAAAAAACCACATTCTATTAGCTTTCCACTCTTGCCATTATATTGTGTTAGCCCTATAAGACATTTATGTGGAATAAAAAAATTATGTTTAACTCCATATTCTTTGTATTGTGAATTGCAAAAGAATGGAGGAGTGTTCAAGTTTGGTACAGAAAATAATATTTAACAATTAAGGAGAAATACTATGGGAGGTTTTTTTAGCCCAAAAGCTCCAAGAGATGATAGCGCAGAACGTTTACAAAAACAATTAGAAGGCGAACGTGCTGATAGATTAGCTCTTGATAATCAAAATATAGCAGATGCTGCTGAAAAAAGAACAAAGCGTTACGGATATGGTTTATTAATGGGAGAAAATGCGACTTATGCTGGATTTACTGGAAGTGCAGATAAACAAGGTAAGAAAACTAAATCTCGTATTCTTGGTGGAGGTGGAGCAGTTTAATGGCATCAATTCTTCCTCGTACTGATCCAAATCCGGAAGCACCTAATAGCCCTCAACAAAAGACTTTGTATGAAAGTACAATGAAGATGTTTAAAGAAGCTAAGAAGCGTAGGGATAATTGGGTAAGTACTTGGGATGAAATTAATGATTACGTATTACCTGGTCGTGAAGGATTTTTTGATTCTAATTCAGGAAGTCAATCTTATGGCGATAAACGTACAGATGTCATTTATGATGAAACAGCCGTTGTTGGTGTACCAAGATTTGCATCACGATTACAATTAGGATTTTTTCCACCAAATGGTCGAGCATTTAGATTAATGCCTGGGCCTGAATATCCTGGTAATGTAAGAAGTCAAAAGATAATGGCTGAATTAGATAATGCAACAGATGTAATTCATGAAGGATTACGTAACAGTAATTTTAATTCTGAACTGCATGAAGGTCTACAAGATTTAGGTATAGGCACAATGAATATGATTTGTGAACCTGGTCGGTTTGTAGGGGATTTAAAATTTACTGCTGTTCCTGCTACGCATGTTGCATTGTTAGCGGCAAGAGGAGATGAAGTTGGATGTTGGTTTCATTGGAGAAATGATCTTCCATTAAGAGATTTACAACAAACCTATCCATATTTTAAATTAACACCACTAATATTAGAAGATATAACACGTAATCCAGATAAAAAAATAAAAATTATTGAAGCAACTATGGTGAATAGAGATAAACCATTTGAAGATTCTTGGATTAAAGTATGTATATCGGAAACACATAAAAGTGTTTTATATGAAACTGAATATTTAGGCGCAGGAAGTAATCCTTGGATTTCAACACGTTGGTCTAAATCTGGTTTTGAAGTTTGGGGTAGAGGACCTATCCTACAAGCTATGCCAGCAATTAAAACATTGAACTTAACAGTTAAATTGATTTTAGAAAATGCTGAAATGGCAATAGCTGGAGCATATTTGTATGATGATGATGGTGTATTTAATCCTGAAAATATTATATTACAACCTGGTACTTTTGTGCCACGTGCCGCTGGAAGTAAAATTGAACCTTTAACATCTCCATCACGTTTTGATGTAGCACAATTAGTATTAGAAGAACAAAGAAAAAATGTTCGTAAAGCATTGTTTATTGATGAGCTAGATCGTGAAGGAGCTAAAACTCCATTAAGCGCAACAGAAGTTTCTCAAAGATTAGCAGAAGTTGCTAGAGATATGGGTGCTGTAGCAGGTCGTATGCAAAGAGAGTTTTTACAACCTTTAGTTAATCGTATCGTATACTTATATACTGATATGGGTTTATTAGATTTACCTCGTATAGATGGTAGGGAAATACGTGTAGTACCAGCTAGTCCATTATTAAGAGCGCAAGATCATCAAGACATATCAGACTTCATGCGATTTAATGAAACTATAATGGCATCATTTGGACAACAGATGTCAATGTTACTTATGAATAGAGAACGTACCATTAAATGGTTAGCATCTAAATTTGGTATTGATGAAGATTTATTAAATACACAAGAAGAATTACAAGCTGAAGTAGAACAAGCCGCTCAAATGATGCAACAAATGCAACAAGGACAACAAGAAGGTGGCCAACCACCAGGAATACCAGGTCAAGGAGGGCCAATGCAATAATGAGTTTAACATTAGCTCAATTTGAAGAAGGAAAAAATAAAGTTAAAATTAACTATAATTCTATAAAAGCTGAAAGTTCTATTAATAAAATTGATTTTAATGTAACTCAAAAAAGAAGAGGAAAACCTGTTATTAAAGTTGGTAGACGTTTTCGTAATAAAAATTTAGATTTTGATGTTGGAGCAAGAGTGCAAGGAAAAAAAGATTATAGTATTGGTTTTGCAGGATCATATAAATGGTAACTAAAAATAATACAGTTGGTTCTTGTGATGGATTTCAATATTCAAAAGATGCTGAAAGCAGACTTAATGGTACAGCAGTTAGAGTATTTGAAACAGAAAGCGGAGCTGAATTTCTTCGCTATTTAGAAAATATTACTATAAACAATATCAATGGATCTGCTATAGATGAAAGTGCTTTAAAACATATTGAAGGACAACGTTGGATTGTTGGTATTATTAAACGAAGATTATTTTTAGGAAAACAGGAGAAATCATAATGGCTAAACCAAAACCCAAACCAAAACCCAAACCATCTTACTAGGAGAATATTAATGAGTACAAAAGAAAAAATTAAAAAGAAGATAAGCGCAACTTTAGGAGATTTTGGTATTGGAGGTAATTTAAAAAATCTTCAGGCACGACATAGAATAAGAACACAGTCAGTAAGTTGGTCAATTCCTTTTAGTATTGGCGCAAATAGAAGAATAATGAATAGGGTTTCTAAAGAACATAACCTTTCATCTGGTGCAGGTAGACGTTCTGGTGAAAAACAATATAAAGCAATTAAAAATGCTGAATATATGGCTGATAATGAATATAAAATAACACGTAAAAAATATAATTTAAAAGGTGATTAATTAGGAGAATATTAATGAGTACAATAAAAGATATGCTAACGAGTAAAAAAGGAATAGTAGGAGTAGTTAAAGATGCAAAGGAAAGCATTAAAAAAAATAGAGCTTTACAATCAAGAGTAAGTCAACAATATCCAAGTGATACTTTAGGACAACATTTTAAAAGAGTAGGAAATATAAAGAGGATTCAGGAATTAGTAGATTTTGAAAACTCTACTTCTAATAGACCAGTTGAACCTACTCCTAAAAAACCTGAAGTTAAAAGAAAAAGAGAAAA